CTGTCTGAGCAGTCGTGTCAATAGTATCGGTGCCGCGGTACGAGCCAGCGGTCGAGTTGGTCCCGTAAATCACTGGGACAACGATCTTCGCCCCACCACTGATCCGACGAATGGTCTGACCGTTCGTCAAAGCGTAGAACAACGGACGTGCGCTGAAGATGTTATCTGTCAGCTTGGGAACGTAGTTCTTTAGCGTGGTGGAAAGAATCTCGTCAAAGTTGCTGTTGCCAGCCGCCATTTGAGTCCTCCCCTAAGAGGTTTATGTGTTCAGTTCTTGTTTCGCCATCGCAAAGGCTTCGCGGAGACTCATCGGCTTGCCCGCAGATTGGGAAACGACACTCCCTGCCTGAGTTCCAGTCTTGGACTCAACCAGGGACGCATCCCGCTTCGATTCTGTTATGTCCTTGTCGGCCTGTAGTTTCTCGGCGGTGGACGCAACGTCACCAAATCTCATGTGGGCGTAGGCCGCATCCAGGTTTGAGATTTGATGACGCAAAGCATGATTGAACAGCTCCTGCTCATCAAAATCGCCGTACCTGGATTTCAACCCCGCTACTTCTTTGTCAAGGGCGGTGCGTCGCCCAACCGCAGCCTGCTGCTCCATCTGGTGTTCGATCCGCGCAATCCGCTGCTCAGTCGGATCCAACTCGTCCCAGGCTTCTTGCTGCTCCTGGGTGGGTTGGGTGTCCAAACCAAACGCGGACGACAACGCTGAGATCGTTCCAGAAGGATCCGCCTCCAACGCCTTAGCGATGGATTCGGCCTGCTGCAACCGTTGACGCTCAGATGCCAACTCCTGCGTCTTACGGGTGTAATCCGCCTGACGTTGGTATCCGTCCCGAAGCTCTGACAGACTGACCTGCTGTTCCTCGCCGTCAACCTTGACGACATACGTTTCCGCAGGTTCCTGACTTGCTTCGTCTAATGAAACCTCTGGGATGTCCGCTGGCGCGGGTTCCGTCGTTTCCATGTTTTCTTCTGGCACTATCGCCTCCTGGGAGTCCAAAGGTTGCTCCTAGAAGGACATACACCGTGTCCCACCCGTTACAGGGAAGGCAACTCCAAGCCCATCTGGTTTTGCAACTGGGCTAACAACTCGGGCGGCACACCACCCGTCGGAGCAAACACAGGATCCTGAGGCGGAGTCGGAGGCATCATCGGCGGCACCCCAGCTTCAGCCTCAGCGACCGCCTCAGGCGGCGCCTGCTGCTGCAACATAAACCGTTCAGGATTCTTGATGTCGAACCCCTCACGAAGAACGTGCATCGCCAACGCCGACGGGTCAATCACCGTGCCGACCAGAGGCGCAATAGCGTTCAACAACGACACCGCCTGCTGCTTACGGATCGTGTCATTGAGCGGCATTGTCGAACCGCCCTCGACTGTGAAGTCGTACTCACCTGCAATGTCCTCACGGGTGTATTGGTAAAAAATGTCTTCACCCTCACGACCCGTAATACGAGCTACCTGCTCCCCCGTCATATATTGCTGCATCAACTGAAGCACCCTGCGGGCAATCGCAGAAATACCAATCTCGATGATCGCCAACTTGTCGGCAGCCCTGGCGTTCGCAGCATCAGCGATAATGGACGCCTCCGTCGCAGTACGACGAATCTCAGGCATCTGCCCGCGCGCATACTCGTTGACACCCGACACCGTGTTGATGTCCTGCTCAATAATGTTGGAATAGGCGTAAATCTCAGGCGACAACGGAGTCTGCGGCATCGGAATAACAACATCCGACAACGGCTTGTTCTCATCCACCACAGGGACCAGACGGCCATCCTCATCAGATTCCAAAGCTTCACGGCCCTCAGGGCCAAAGCTACGTTCGTGATACAGATACTTGCGTCCGTACCGCTTACGGTCGTTCATCAACTGTGAACGGGTCTTGTCCAACTCCAACTGCAAAGGCTCAATCGACTCCAAATCCCCAATCGGATAAAAGAAATCGGGGATGTCGTAGTTCCTCAACATCACAAACGGTTGACCATACGCATACGGCATCGGAGTCGGATCAGCTAGAAACTCGTCGCTGTTCGCAGCACAAACCGACATCGTGTTGGACGCAACGTCGTAATACTCGTACAACGTGACACGCTCCACGTCGTCCAAATATTCGGCACCATCATTGATCGGGTTATCCCAGGCGTTACGAACCCCAGCGTCAGGACCAAGACGTTTCCGCACCGAAGCCTTGTAACGCTTATCTTTCTTCACCTCAGCCAACGGGCGAATGATCTGCTGCGCGATCCACTGGATGTCCTCCATGCACGTCGCCTCAGGATCCACAAACACATCGAACGGCGACACCCGCTCCACAAACGGCTGATCCTCAACAATCTTCATCGCCGTAGACGGAAGATTCGCAGCGATCTCCTCATCAGTCGGCAAATCAGCAGCAATAAACGGATCAGCAAACGCCGCCCGATCAACCTCTACCACCGACTGGGCGTACAAGTCATCCAGCTCGCCGTCGCCCAACATCTGTTCCTGCTCGACGAAACGCCAACCGACCTTCAACCAACCGTGGCCGAAAATAAGAAAATCCTTGACAGCGCGACGGAACGGCTTACGAAAATCGTAATGCCGCCACAAATAGTTGACAATCCCCTCAGAAACAACCGCCGTTTCCGTATCCGCAGGATTGCTCGCCTGGACGACAATCTTCGGATGGTTCACCGCAACCGACGGTGCGATCACGTTGATAGTCGAAAACGCCAGATTGACAGCGATCATGTCCTGCTGTGCAATAGTCGTCAACGGCCAATGCTTGCCGCGATACAGGTCATTCAACCTGCGCCACGTCCTGTCATAGCCCTCATCTTCACGCCAACGACGCGCCAAATCCAAACGCTGCTTGTATTGGTCGTGGATCTCCTGACGGGTCTTACGGGCCATCAGAAATACACCTTGTCGGGCAGACGCTCAATGTTACGCCCCTGAGACAACGCCTCAACTTCAGCCTTGCGGCCCCGTTCCTCACGGGTCAAATGCTGCTCATCGGCAGGCAACTGGGCGCGAAAAGCACGCTCCGTGTTGAAACGGATACCCGTCAGCTTCTGCCGCCACGCCCAAAGATCAGCCAACTCCACGTCACTTAGCGGACCCTTCAGGTCCGTGACGTACTCACAGAACTGCTCGTAGGACGCCTCCGCAGGGAGGACAGCCACGACTTACGGGCGCTTAGTGTGAGGCGCTGCGTTATGCCCAGCGAGATCAGGCTGCGGCTTCGCAGGCTCAACCTTGCCCGTTTCGCCATGCTGATTGAACGGCGTTTCACGAACACTGATCTGACCGTAGCCACCATCCTGGTTGGCGTGCTTCGGGTCACTGAACCGTTGCTTCGGAGATTGCGGTGCCGCAGGCTCCCAAATCGGGTTAGCCACGACAGAACCACCGCGCTCCATCTTGTTGTTCTGACCCTTCGGCCCGTCAACAGTCTCGGTGCCGTTTGTAAAGGCAACGAACCTTGCCATCTGATACTCCAGTTGTTGGGAATCCCTACTAGGACATTCGGCGTGTCCCACGCACATTATGAAGCCCTATCTGCGTAGACCCCACCGCCCGCTCCGACGGGATTTGACGGCGAAACCAATCAACCGTCCAATAATCATCAACAGCAGGCGCAAACTCTGGTGCATGAGCATACTTTCGCATCTGATTCGCCAAAGCCAAAGCAATCACACGATCATCATGCGGCGACCCCGACATCGACCCCCGCTCATTACGAACAAACGTCCGCAACTCCGCCAACGTATTCTGATCCCGCAACTTCAACTCGGCGTTCTTCAACGCCGAACCCAACTCGTCAATCATCAACGGCTTCGTCGTCCGCGTCGTCTTCCACCCAAACTCCTGCGACACCTTAGAAGTCGCCTGATTCAACGAACGACGCCGAAACAGATTCGGATGCCCCAAATGCCGCAACTCGGTGATCGTCGTCAAACCATGATTGTTCGACTCGACACACGTCAACGCATCCCGATACCACAACGACAACCTGAAAACCTCATGGGCCAGCTCATCAGGCGCAATATGCCCATGCCACACCGCGACCTGCTCACCCGTGTTCACACACAACACCTGGGCGCACGAATAATCGCCATGCCCCAAACCCTCCGCCGTATCCACCCCAATCACATACCCCGACATGGCCTCAGGATTCGACCACACCGTCAAACTCACGCCGCCCTCCACTCCACACTACGACCACTCGTAGCAGCCAACCAACCAGACCGCCCCACATAACACCCCGACTCCAACTCGCCCAGCATGTCCAAATCGAAAACAGGGTTACCCGACCTGATAAACGCCTGCTCAGGCGACGACGGATACTCCTGATGCAACTGCCACGACAACATCGACTGCTTCTTCGCCTCATACCACGACTCGTCACGATCCTCAGAAGCCGACCACGGAAAAAACATCGTCACAAACCTGTTGTTCCCCGCCGAAGCCCCCGTCCACAAATGGTGAAAAAAGTTCCCCGACCCATTCGCCGTAGACAACCCGATAATCCGCCCACCCACATCAGCGACAGGCTCAATGGACGCCCAAGCCTCCTCAGGATTAGGCAAAAACGCCCACTCATCCACCACAATCAACGTCGCAGACTCACCACGCGCAGGATCCGACGCCGACGGCATCGACGCAATCTGCGAACCATTATCAAACGCCATCCGCTGCTGATGCTCAACCACCGACCTGGGGCCACGCTCCAACATCCACCTCGGCAAATGCCCAAACCCGTACTTCGATTTCTTCAACAACAACACCGACTCGCGCTCCGTGCGCGACAAATCAATAATGTTCTGATCTGGGTGAAAGAACGCCAACCAAAACTGGTGCGCCGCCACCAACGTCGTCCAACCAATCTGACGGGCCTTCAACGTCAAGCTGTAACGATTCTCACCCCACTGATCCAACGCCTCAGACTGCGCGTCCCGCAGATCAAACAAAATCCTGCCATGAGCAGGATGAGCAATATGCCAATACTTGCGGAGAAAATATTTCTCATCGCCCACACAGCGACGCCACTCCGCCTCCTGACGCAACTCAACCAGACGGCTCATCTAATCGAACAACGATTGTAACGTCCGACCCAAACCCCAAACCGTAAACGCAATAAACGCGAACATCGCCGTCACCACCCCGCACAACACCCACTCCCTCACTGACACGACTCACACACCTCAGGCGACTCGACACCGCACTCCAACGGTGTGTCATCCATGAACGGATCCAAGTCAGGGCGTTCACCAAACGACTCGGGGTGTTCCTCGTAGGGCACCCACTGGCCGTCGCGTTGGACAAGACCAACAGACATCGACTACTTCAACCCCCGAAACCACGTTGCAACGCAGACATGCGGTCATACACCTCTTTTGAAGGAATACGAGTAACCCCCTGGGGTCCACCAACAAACTGGCGATAAGGCCGAAGGGGTGTCCCCGTCATGCCATGAAAGTTCGCACCCTGGTTGAAAGCGGCCCCAGATTGATTCCGCCCAGCAAAACCAGGGGCAACACCCCTACCCGCACCAAAACCCCCACCGATCAAACCCGCCAAAATCAAAGCAACCGCATTACGCAACTCATCCGCACCAGCCTCAGCAGCCGCAACCTCATCAGCCCGACGAACACCGCCACGCTCAACCCCCGTATCCACCAACTCGCCCGACCTCAAATCGTCAATCACCCGACGATCCAACACCGACTCAGGATCACGGGCATCCACCGCCAAATCCTCACCAACCGCCTCATCCAAACGATCCCGCAACCCCTGACGATGCCCCACATCATCCCACGGCAAATCAGGAACCTCAAACCGCCCAGGACGCCTCACACCAAACGCACCACCAGGACTAGCCATCTTCATACACCTTTCCCAAGCTCAACAATACGATCACCAAGATGATTTCTTCCAGCGTTATCCACACCGAACGGATAAGACCCCACACGCGGAACATCGGAAACAACACCAACTGGAAGCCCAGACGCTGCATCAACAACTCTCAGTTCATTCCCCACCCACTTGAACTCCGCCTTCGCTTGGCCCATTCGATGACGGCGCACCAAATCGGCTGCCCCCTCATCAAGAAACCTGTAGTCAGTAGGGTCCATCCACCCCCACTGATCGGGCTTCAAAGTCTGCGACGCTGTATGTTCCGTCTTGTAACGCGCCACCAACCCCTCAGGATCCTTGTAATACCTGGAACCTTTAGGAACCTCACTTGGGGTAATGCGAAGATTACCGAGTGGAGGTTCTTGTGTCCTGAAATAAAAAGCGGCGTCATCTGACGGTTGAACATTCAAACGACGGGCCTCAACCCAATCATCGACATTCCTTGGATTCATCCGAACCACAGGACGCTGATCAGCAGCACGCCCAACCGCACGACCCGAATCAACAACCTCATCCCCGCCACCCAACAAACGGCGAAGCCAACCCACACCCTTTTTGCCGCCCCGCGCAACGTCATCCACCCATCCCAACGCGGGAAACGGAAGCAACGCCGCCCCCTGCCCCGAGTCCCGTCCAACCCCAAGATCATGCAACGCCAACGGGCGCATCAAATCAATAGCCTGCTCAAACACATCAGCAATCTCAGACTGCTGCGTTCTTGCAGGCGAAAATGGCGTCGGCGCGGGCAACTGCGACGCCGCCCACTCTGCCAACGCCCGCTGTGCCCCAGGCAACGACCCAGCCCCCAGGATCTCCCCCGCAGAAGTAGCCGCAAAATCCGTCCCCCAACCAGGAACATACCCCGCCGACATCGGCGTGGCCCGTTGCGAAGTACCAGAATCCCCGAACGAAGTCACCCCAGCCCGACGATCCCATTCCGCGTCCGACAACGGCCAGTTGCTAGGTTTCTCAGCCAGAGACAAATCCTCCCCAACCGCCTCATCGAAACGATCCACAGGCCCCTGACGGCGCATACCACCAACAGACCGATCAGGACCACGCCTCACACCAATAGACCCAGGATGCCGAACAACACCCATCAGCCGTCCTCACCCACCGCCTTCAAATGCCGAACCTGAAACTCCAACTCATCAACCAACTCAGCATCCGACAACCCAGACGCCTCACGGTCATCATCCACAACCACACGCCGCTTCGGCGTGAACTTATCAATATATTGCAAATACAGAGAAGCAGCCTTCACATCCCCACCCGCAGCCGCACCCCACAAAGCATCAATCACCGACTGCGTACGCTCAGGATGAATATTCAACTCCGCAGCCCGACGATCCCACTCCCGCACAAACCTAGAATCCGACTTGATACGCCGAACCGACGCCGCATGAATCCCATGAGCCTCAGCCCACTCATACTGATTCTTAGGATCCCGCTCAGACCCCAACAACAACCAATCCAACAGCTCCGCCCACAACTCAGGCATCACCTTCACACCAGAATCAGGATCCTTCGTCCAACCCTTACCGCCACCATTCGACACCGACACACACCTCCAACCACAAGACACCCGTGTCCCACCCAAACCCCAATGGGACACAAGGGGGGGGACTATAGGGGGGGGATCACACGGAACCAAGCAGCGTGCCTTCAGCACGCCCCACCAAGATCAATGGACACGCCCCAGAGGAACAGCAACAAGTAGCTGGACAAAGCAGAACTCTGCCCAAAAACCAGCCCCCCTGCCACCCACCCCAAACCTGAAAACACAACGCAACGGGAACGGGTATCTATACATATAAAAGTGCAGGGCCCCCGCCCCCCTTGGGGGTGCCCCGTGCGGGCGTGCGCGGATCCGTGCGCTGTGCGCTGGCGTGGGTGCTGGTCGGTCGTCCTGGTCCAGCTTTCCCATGCGGACGGGGGCAGGGACGGGGCCAGGGTGACCAGCTGGCACCAGGGACGGGCCTAGGGCGCGCTGGTGGGCTTGTGAGAGCTTGTAACGCTCACCCTGTGGCGTAACCCTTGTGAGGGTTGTCGGGCTGGTGCGAGGGCGCTGGGAAAAGAATTGCTTGCTATTGGGTCGGCTGTGCCCTATCCTCTCATTAGGCGCCCTATTCGGGGGTGCTGGTGTCAACTACTGAGAGGGTAGAAGATGTACGACGAATACAGTGACGAGGGATACGACGCCATTTGCGGTGAGTGTCAAATGGTGTGTGAGGATTGCGACTGTGAAGCTCCCGAGTGGATGGTGGCGTAGATGAGCAATCATGGAACGGCTTACTGGGAGGCGCGCTCCCATTATGAGGAGATGACGGGCCTAGATTATGGCAAACGTCACCGCTGGGATCGTTTGGCGTGTCCTTGTGATGGGTGTTTGGTGGATCGTGGGCCGATGGCGGATCGTAAGAATTGGGCTGGTTACTCGTTGCGTGAATTGGGCGTGGCGTGATGGCTACCCTTCCTAGTGTGGAGCATCCTACGGGTCGCCCTAATTTCTACATTTTGACGGGGTGTGATGGTGTCGAGGTGGCGTTTTCCTATGATACGCCTATTGGGTTCCGTGAGCCTGGGCAGCATAGGTGGACGGTTCGGGTGAACGATTGGGCGCAGACTACTGGCCGCCATCTGAACTATCTGTGTCGTGATAAGGCTGGTCGGGTTTCTGGTGCGGTTTTTGTTGAGTTGTTGGCGGTGGCGTCGTGAGCGCGGCCCTGTGGGAGATTCCAGCGTGTGGCGTCGCTGGTCACACTGTCCAGGACATGAGCTACGACCGTCCGAGTGATCCGCGCTTTTATTCTAGGCGTGGTGATGTTCGCGCCTATTCGTGTGGAGCGTGTGAGCGTTTGGATCCTGAGGGCGGGAACGTTTTAGGGTTGGTGGCGTCATGACTGTTCAGTCGCTTTATGAGCTGTCGCAGTCACAGCGTCGTCCTGTGTGTGTTGAGTGTGGCCGCACGTTTGATCTCATGGATGAGGTTGACGCTGGTGAGTGGTTTTATGGTCACGATTGTGAGGTGGCGTGATGAGTGGGCCAGGGTTCTACGATGAGCTGTGGACTGTTATTGATGGTGCCATAGGCCAGGATTGGGAGATCACTACGTCATCAGAGTATGACGCTGTGGTGGCGTCTGTGGATGGGTGGTGGACACCAGACGGTCCTAGTGTTGGGCTGTTTCGTGTGTCTCATGGTCACGATCCGTTGACGGCGGAGGATGTTGACCAGGGTGCAGAGTGTGTGTGTGCCCAGTATGAGCAGTCGCATTTGCCTATTCGTGAGTGGGTGGCGTCGTGAGTGAGTGCAAGGTGTGTGCGGGCCAGGAGCACAACGGGTTTCCGAACCGTGAGACGTTCATGGTGGATTTGTTTATGTCGAATGACTGCGACTCTTATGAGGCTTTCAATCTTGTGATTGTGGATGGTGTGCGTGCCTATGGTGCGTTTTTGATGGGGCATCCTCGGATGGCCGCTGTTGGTGGTCCGATTGGGTTTGTCGCTGATGCTATGGAGGGCTATGTCACTGGTTTGGTGCGTGACATTGTTGAGGATTCTGAGGGTGCGTCGTCTGCTTGTCAAGAGTGGGTGTTGGATGTTGGGAGTTTGTGGCGTGTCGATTGGCGTTGGTTGGCGGCGCGTTGGTTGGTTGAGCCTGCTGATGTGGTGAGTGCTGTGTTGTCGGAGTATGTGGTGGAGGGTGACGATGAGTGAGACAGCGAATCCGAATGGTTTGTGTTGGGATGATCCTGACCCTGGTGGGGAGCGGGACTATTCGATGATGTTCGGGTATTTTGGTGAGGGGCGGGAGCGGATGGCAGCTATCCAGTGGGGCGATGGGGACGAGGCTGGGTTGGTGTTGGTTCCGTTTGATGTGTTGTTGTCGGCGGTGACCCAGGGTTGGGAGGGTGGTGAGCCTGATTACGGGTGCATGTATCGTGCGTTGGTGTGCAGGCTTGTAGAGATTGCTGACGAGATTGACACAGGCTCTGGACGAACATTTGCCGAATACAACCGAGATCGTCTAGCTGACTATGACAGGGTTGCTCTTGCACATAAACCGAACATAGGGGAGGAAGATGATGGGTGAGCAGTCTTTCGTTTTTCAGTTGGATGGGCCTGCTTGTGTGTGGGTGACTGTGCAGGCTGAGGATGTTGCACAGGCTGAGGCGGCGTCATGAGCGCCGACCGAAAGCGCCTCGCCGCTGCGTTCCGTGAACTTAGGAAGCAGGGCTGGTGGGCACGCATGAATCACCTGTGCTGCCAGACGTGCCTGACCGCTGACACCG